TGTACATTTTATATTTATACCACACTGAATAATTTTATCTAAATGGTGATACGGCTACCCCTGTGTTAAAATAAGTGTACATTTTCCGAATATATAAAAATATTTGGGGCAGTGGAACGCTTTCCTTGTACGGGAGGTATGAATATAAAAATGTACACTTATTTTAACATCCTCTATTATTGCCTTACGTTTCTGAGCCAAGTGGTAGGGGCATATATAAAATGTACACTTATTTTAACAAATTCAAAAATGGGACAAATAAGTTAGTAGATATCCGATCTGTAACAAATGATACCTTTACAAATTAGCCAAAGTATGTTATAATGTATTTAATGGAACGTGCAACAAGGCGTAAAGATAGTAGTAATCGGGTAGCTGTAGAAGATCGCGTAGGGGCATTCAAAATGTATGCTCAAGGTTTCACGTTGAAAGCCATTGCGAAAGAAACAGGCTGCCACGTCAACACTATCAAGCGGTACAGAAAAGAAGATGATTGGGACGAAAGACTCAATAAGATCTATGACAAGGTGTTAGATAACTGCGAGTTGGACCTGGTCAAGTCAATTGAACAAACCTTGAACATGACCCAGACCTTTAAGCATAAGTTTGCTATAAGGCTTCGGACCATCTCACCATCAATGATTCCCGTTACGATGATGACACACCTTAAGGAACTTTTTGAGATGGAGCAAGAACTAATAGGCTCCTTACAAGCTGCTTCAGACACTGGAGAACTAACGTTGTACAATGAAGATCAATTAGAGGGGATGCTCAGAGATGATGAGCCGGATGCAGCGTGAGAGGGTAGCGGAAGAGTTGAGCCGCAGACATCTCGTGCGGTACACAGCCCTCACATATCCTTCCTACAAGGCCAACTGGCATCACTGGAAAGTCGGTGATCTTCTTGAGCGTGTAATCCGTGGAGAGATAACAAGATTGATCCTCAACGAGCCACCACGTCACGGTAAATCAGAACAAACATCAGTGAGGTTCCCTGCCTACGCCATGGGCAAGATGCCTAACTTACATATGATCATAGGTTCCTACGCTTCATCATTGGCCACAGGTTTTGGAAGGAAAGCCCGCAACCAGGTTCGGAGCCCAGTGTTCAAGAGACTATTTCCAGGCGTGACCCTTGCCAAGGATATTGGGACTGCTGGTTCCCACTGGGCCCTTAACACCGGCTCCGAATTTGTGGCTGCAGGCGTGGGCGGAGGGATCACAGGTAAAGGCGCAAACATCTTTGTCATTGATGATCCAATAAAGGATAGGAAACAGGCGAACAGCGTAGTGTACCGCGAGGCTCTTAAGGACTGGTACAGAGACGTGGCTCGTACACGGCTTATGCCTGGTGGGGCAATTATAATCCCTATGACTCGGTGGCACCACGATGATCTTTGTGGATGGTTGCTCAGAGAATGGCCAGAAGAAAAATGGGTTGTTGCGAGACTCCCTGCCATCCAGGATCAGGATCCTTCAGAGTTTGATCCACGTCAACCAGGACAGGCGTTGTGGGAAAGCCAGTTCTCGCTTGACATTCTTAAACGAACCAGAGAAGAGATTGGACCTAACTCCTTTAACTGCCTTTTTCAGCAGAAGCCTAACAAGGGAGCCACGTCCATTCTACAAATAGCCTGGATACAACAGGACTTTGATATTACAATGCTTCCTCGTTTCTCAAGGGTCGTGGCTTCATGGGACACGGCTTTTGAAAAAGGAGAAAGAAATGCCTATAACGTAGGCACTGTGTGGGGTGACACAGGTGGTGAATATTACCTCATTGACGTCGTGAGATTCCGGGGGGTGTTTCCCGAAGTCAAGAAGAGGATGATAGCGCTCCACGAAAAGCATCACACAGATGCAGTGCTCGTTGAAAAGGCAGCCAGCGGTAGAGATCTACTGCATGAACTTAGAGTTGAGTCAGAGATACCCTTGATCGGTATCCCTGTGAACCGAGATAAAATTCAAAGAGCCGACGCAGTGAGTGGAAGGTTTGAGGCTGGAAGGATCCACGTTCCCAAACACGCTCCCTGGCTCTCTGATTATTTCACTGAGTTGGATGAGTTCCCTGAAACAGCCTACAAGGATCAGGTGGATTCAACAACACAGGCGATAGCGTGGATGTCCAGACATGGAGCGCAGGAGGCTTTCGCAGCATGAGCAATGAACCAATATTCATAGCAACGAAAAGTAATAACGTGGTTTCGTTCAACGCGCTTTCATATTACGCGGTGAAGGGTGCACATTCACAGGTCCTTCCTACTGACCGATTCGCTGCAACCAATTACACAGACCGCGGACTCATTGAGCCCATTCATAATCCGGAGACCCTGATAGGGATCTCTGAGATCAACACGTGGCATAACAAGTGCTGCGATGTAAAGGCAAATGATGTAGCGGGCCTCGGATATCACTTAGAGGGCGATGAGGACAAGGAGGTTGGATCCTTCTTCTCTGATGACGCTCGACATGGAAAACCAATAAGCTCCATCCTCGTTGAAGCCCAGCGTGATTTTGAACAACTGGGATATCTTGCGATGGAGGTTGTGAGAGAACTCTATGATCCTAATGGAAAACCATCAACGTTGGCCCACATACCAGGGCAAACAATTCGCGTTCACAAGGACGGGAACAAGTACATGCAGAAGCGTGGAACAAAGGAGAGATGGTTTAAGGCTTTCGGATATGAGAAGGACGTGGACAAGGATAATGGGAATGAGTCTCCATTGAAAAGTTTGGATCCACAACAGAGAGCCACTGAGGTAATCTGGGAAATGGGTCCATCATCTCGCTCTGACTATTACGGACTGGCCCCAATCATCCCTGCGGTAGGAGCCGTGGAAGGAATGAGAGCCCTTCGTGATTACAACATAGACTTCTTTAGGAACCACGGTGTTCCAGCTTACGCGATCTATATCACAGGTGATTACAACCTCGGGAAAAAGAAAAGAGTAAAGCTCGAGGATGATGGGACCGGAACACTGGGTGAGGACTACACTGGTGAGGAAGGGCAAACCGCATCCTACTTTGAGTACGCCATCATAGCACAGATAAAACAGCATCTTGCTACACTTGCGCAGAACCCTCACAGCCCTTTGTTGATCGCTGTCCCAGGACAAACTCCAGAGTCACAGGTTAACATTGAGTTTAAACCTTTGGCTGTTGAAATTAAAGAAGCGTCCTTCAGGTTATACCGCAAGGACAACAGGGATGAAATAATTGTGGCTCACGGTGTTCCGGCCTACAGGATTGGACTTGTTGAAACCGGGTCACTTGGCGGATCAACCGCTGTTGAGTCTAACCGGATCTACAGGGACTCAGTTATCGCACCTAGGAAACAACGTCTTGCATCCTTAATGAACGTGTACATTATTAGACAGGGGTTTCAAAATAAGGGAACAACATTCTACTTCAATGACCTTGATCTTGCTGAAGAGACTCATGAAAAAGAAGTGGCTGAGTTCCTCTTTGATCGGGGTGCCATGCGTCCAGTTGATCTCATGAAAAGTTTTGGTGAAGAGTTTGGCCTAGAGATTCCTACAGAGAAGGAACAACCCCACCTTTACCTTTACTACATGGATGGCAAACCCGTTGATTCTCTATTCAGCGACGACGCTCTAGAGGCTATCAAGAGTTTATCTGATGAACTATTAAGGAGTAATTAAATGGCAAACATTTTTGCACCTACACGTGAAGAGTATGGAGACGGTACTGTTGAAGCTAAGGATCGAGTATCCTTTGTTCAAACATCGTTTGCGAATAGTATTAGTGAGGCGGCATTAGAAGCAATAGCACCTGCTATGGATCTCACAAACATCACACGCCTGTTAATGCAGGTCATTACAGGTTCTCGGGATGTGACAGCTATTCAATTGAGATTCGGGACACCGAATGCTGATGGTAACATCGTCAGTGGCTATTTGGATTTATTTGACAGTGATTTCCTAACGGACAGTGAACCACTTGATCTAAATACTTTAGCCGCAACTGATGTAGGGGTAGCGGAAGTTAAAACACCTGCAACTGGTTACGCACAAGTGTGGATGAGATCTACAGTGGCTCCCGGTGAAATGACTGTTCAGGTAAATGGATTTTATGCGAGGTAATCATGGCTTTAGAGCAAATAAAAACATCAGATAAGAACCCTGCTGGCGCGTATGGCCAGAAGAATAAACTTATCAACGAATTCGTTTCCGACAAAGTAGGTGACAAGTTGCTCCCAGTTACCCATCCTATCAATTGCAAGGGGATTGGAAAGCTGGCTTTTATAGTCACAAATGAAAGCTCCAAGGATGCCGTGGCGGACATTGTTGTAATGATGTCTGACGATCCAGCAGCTCAAGGGATTAAACTGGAAATAGAGCCCGATGCAGTTCCTTCTGGTTATAAAACCTTGGCTGCTCAGAGCATGGCCTTTTTAAAGATCGAAGACGCTGGACTCATGTGCTGGCTTCAACTCTTTGCTCAGGCTCCGGAAGGAAAGACCGTTGATTTAACTGTAATGGTGGTAGGTGAAAGACTTAAATAAATATATTGCTGTGGAACGCCTTTATGGAAGGCTCGCAGTTAAGGCTAGATCAAAGAACGAGGCTGCCCTTGCTCGTAGATTGCAGGGAGTTTTTGACAAGGCTAAAAAGAGGATCCTTAAGAAGATGGTGACCAATGGACAACTACAAAGGACCGTTGCGCTGGCTTCTCTTGATCCGCTCTACAACGAGGTAGGGGATTTGATCTATCAATCTGTCTTAGTAGAAGCAGCTGGTGCTCCAGCTTCAATAGTCCTCTTACAAGAGTTGGCTTTCCAGGCTTCAACCCTCACAATGAATAGACTTAAGGGGGATCTTAATACAACCTTGACCCAGGCGTATCAACAGGGACTTGGTACTAAAGAGACTGCGGAACTCATTAAAGGAGAATTCAAAGGGCTCACCTCCTACGAGGCTGAGAGGATCGCGAGGACTGAGGTCAATAGTGCTCAGTCAAATGCTCGAATCGCGAAGATGTATGCTGCGGGTGTCCAGTACGTTCAATGGTGGTCAGCAAATGATAAGCGAACACGGAGCTCACACGAAGAAATACACGGACTAATTGTAAGGAAAGGTGATACTTTTCCTAATGGTTTAAAACATCCACATGATAGGAGCGGGCCTATTGGTGAGTGGATTAGTTGTAGGTGTAGACCTATACCATTCTTAATGCCCGCGAATATGGCTCCGCCACCTGGTAAGCAATCTTTCTACGAGTATGAGCTTATTAGACTGGCTGCATAGGAGGGACTACGATGTCAGCATTCGATGAATTTAATTACTTCCTTTCCCAAGCAGAGCAAATGGGAATCGATGTGAGTAATCTTCGATCAAAGGTACAGAAGATTACACGGGAAATGACCGAGGCTTTTATCAAGGAACTTGATGAGGGTCCTTCATTAAGCGGGACGATTGTTACAAAGAACGCCGCAAAGCAGATTGTGGTTGGACCAGTTCTCGTTCCTGGTGAAAAGGACAGTGATGGTGAATCTCTCACTTCACAAAAGATTGAGCAGGTGGCTTACGATTTCATGGAACATTTCAGGTACGTGGACCTAAGCCATACCCTAAAACAATCCGGAGTACCAGTATCCTCAGATCTTTTGCGCTTCGAGGAACGGTATGAGATTGATGGGGAGGAAATGGTTCTTCCTGCGGGCACCTGGATGTTGGGCGTGAAGGTGCATGAAGATGCTTGGCCTGATGTAGAAAGCGGCTCATTAAAAGGGTTCTCCGTTATGGGTGCTAAAAAGAATGACGTGGAATCTTTCATGGCTGCAAAGAGTGCAGGGCCCATTGGGATGCACTTTGATGGTACGAAATATAGAAAGACTTTGCTCAAGGATCTGGGACCGGATTGGGTTGGAGTGGCGGTCTCCATCCTTCCTAATCCTTCAGTTTTCAAGAGCAGGTTTATAGCGGTGAAGGAGGAGGGCGACAGCTGGTACAGGCGACTCCTTCATGGATTAAAAGGCAAGAAAAAGGAGGAACCAACTATGCCTTTGACGGAAGAAGAAAAACAGGAGTTCACAGATCTTATTAAGACTGAGACCTCCGCAGCGGTAAAAGCAGCTGTCCCTGAGATTGTGGAAGCAGTCACAGAGAAAGCTAAAGCGGACCCTCCTCCCGCGGAAGAACCAAAGGAGAATGAGGAAATAACAGCTCTTAAGGGCAAGATCGAGGAAATGGAAGCTACTCATAAGAAAGATCTCGAGAAGATCGATGAGTTCATCAAGACTGTTTCAACGCCCAACGCGCTCAAGGGCTCCAGCCCGTCGGAACCTGCCGTCCCCAATTTCAAGAGGGATATAGCGGGCCGTCGGATTTATGATTAGGGAGGTGCATCTTGCCTACACTATCTGAAATGCTGGCAAATTTGGATGCTGCCTTTAAGGGCATCACCACGCAGGCTACTCTGGGTGATACGATCCTGGAACCGGAACAGTTTAACCGCTATGTCCGGACCCTGCAACACAAAACTGTCGTACTCCAGAGGTACCGCTTGCAGATCATGAACGCTCCCAAGGTGGACATCGATCGCATTGCTTTCGGTGAAAGGGTCATGGGACCTCCTCCGGTAGAAGGACAGCCCAAAGCTGAAAGCGATTGGGTATCTCCTCAGTTCGCTCAACATCAGCTGATCTCTGCGCGCATGCAGGGAGTGGTTTCGATCACAGATCAGATGTTGAGGAATAACCCTGAGCGGGCGGGACTCCAGGGAACCATAGTCGACATGATGTCGGAACGTGGCGGACTGGACATCGAAGAGCAGGCGATCAAGGGTGACACCGGATCAGGTGACGCGTTTCTTGCACTCAATGATGGTTGGTTAAAACTTACCAGACGTGAATGCGTTGAAGACGCTGATGCTGCATACGATGATGCCTCATCTGCTTCCTTTTCGACAGGGGTTGGTGAAACAACCGCTACAGTGTGGTATGACAAGCTTCCTATAACAGAAGGAACCTTCGAGATTTATACTACATCAACTTCAGGAACCCTGGTTGCTGACGAAGATGGCGATGGTGTTATCGACCAGGTAGCTGCTTCAGGGATCGCTGGAACAATCGACTATGAAAATGGTAAGATCGTTCTCACTGGTCTCACAGCGTCCACGGATTACTTTGTTAAGTACACCGCGGAATCCTTTGACCGCAACGCATCCTCCGGAGTACTCTTCCCTGAGAACATGTTTGATCGCTTGATCAAAGTCGTTCCTAAAGAATACTTCATGCGTCCTTCGGAATGGGATCTCAATGTTCCTTGGTGGGTTCTCAAAGCCTATCGCGATATCCTGAAAGCCCGTGGTACAGATCTTGGTGACAAGTTCCAGACCACCGGCAGTGGAGCCGTTCGCGTGCAGTACGAGGACGTCTGGGTTCAGTATGTTCCGAACATGCCGAAGAACAAGGCGTGGCTCACACATCCTGACAACACCATCTACGGAATTTTCCACGAGGTGGAGATGGAACAGGAACGCGAAGCGAAAGCAAAGCGCACGGATATCATAATCGATACCGAGACGGACTACCAGTTCGAAGAACCGGAAGCCACCGTCGTAGCAACAATCTATTGACCCTAGGGTGGGGGCTTCGGCCCCCACAAAAGGTTTAAAACTATGACTGAATTTACAAAACAAGAACTTTTAGATCTTAAGCCATGTATGGAATGGAAAATTGAGATCTTACGTTGGCCGAGACTTATCATAACTGCCAAGGAAATCAAAGAGACTCTTGATGAATCCGGCAAAAAGAACTATGAGTTCGTGCAAATCATGAGCCGCTCAGATAAAATGGCCACTGCGATGATCAAGGAAGGTGTCGCTAAAGATGTGGAAGATAGATTCGGACGGACTCCTCTACAAGTGGCTAAGGAAAGAGGTTTTGTAGATGCAGCCAAAGTTTTAAAAGAGGAGGTGTGAAATGGCAGTATATGAATTTGGTCCGGATAAGACCTACGCCAGTCCACAGGCTGCTCTTGAAGCCTTAGCTGCTGCTGTTGGTAGTGCTGAATTTACGGAGACTCATATTTTACGTGGGTACACCGGAACCTATACACCTCCTACAGGTGATACAGTACTAAACATTCACACCGTAGAACCTTCATTATTTTTATCAGGACCTCACTGGTTGAAAATTGAAGGGGCTGAAGGTGAGAGTGTAAAGTTTGAAGGGAAATATTGCGCAGACGCAGATCAAAGATTCATGAACAATGTATGGTTCTCTAATATCGAAATGGAAGTCACTGAGAATGATGGGCGTGCTTTAAACTTTGCCTACTTTAATGGGTTAATTTGGATTTTTCCAGACGGCTTCCTGTATGAAGACTGCAACATTCACTGCGATGAGGGTTTAACTGGTACTTATGGAATCTACAATGCTTCTTACCGGACTTTTATAGAACAATCAAAGATCCAGGGATTTAGAACCTGCGTAGGTATAAGGGATGAGACTTTTGGGCATGGACTTATTACTACCTTTATGAATGGATCTATACTTGAAAGTCCTGAATACGGGTTCTATATTTTCGATGATCAAGTTGAAGAAGCGATATATCTGGTAAGTGCTTTAGGTTGCACTATAAAATCTAAGATTGGTGTTCATGCTTCTGGATCAGCGTGGAATCTTGGAGCTGCAATTAGCTTCAACTCCATTTGGGATCACAGTGTAGAGGACGGACTGGTTGTTGAAATTCCGGACATAGGATCTGGATCATTTTACTTCTATGGTGATGGATCTT